GGAGGCACTAATATAGGTAATATACAACTAAGTTTTAATATAGCGGGAGATTTAGATCGATCTGTAGTTCCTGATATTAAAAATATTATAACTGAAACTTTGATGGATATTACAAAAAGCCGAGGCGTATTGAGAAATGCAAATTCATTTAGTTTATAGAAATAATAGGGCTGGATTACCAGCCCTATTTATAATAAAGGAGGTATATGAGCTTTTATGGTAAAACTTTTATATACGATAATACCCCCAGTGAAGTTTATGGTTTATATATATTAGATTTTGAAACATCCGGCGGATATAACGAATCAGAAGCAGGTAGTGTAGTGGAGCCAATCGAAGAATGGGTATATAGAAGATCCAAAAGCTATCATTATGGCAATATTATGAATACGCCATTAGAATTTGATTTATCGGTTGGAAGCTATGATCCAATCCCAGGATTTGATCGTGGCAAAATATCGCAATGGCTATTAGGAAGAGGAAATTTCAAAAAATTACAGATATGCGAAGATGATATATCTAATGTCTATTTTAATGCTATTTGTACTAGTGCCAAAACATTGTATGTTGGGAATGTTAATAGAGGATTAAAATTGCATTTTAGGTGTGATTCACCTTGGGCGTGGGAATATCCTAAAACAATTACCTATACTTTTACAGGCGATCAAATTAGAAATTTTTATTTTGATTTTTATAATAGTTCTGATTCTAATGAATATTTATATCCAATAGTTGATTTCACTTTGAATAATATTGGGAATAGTATTAGTATAGAAAATACAACAACAGGGGAACCTCCGTTTATTTTTTCGGGAATATCCCCTAATGAACATATTATTGTTGATAATTCCTTGAAAACCATTGTATCCAGCACAGGATTATTGCGATTGAATTATTTTAATAAAAAATGGCTTAGATTTATAGAAGGAAATAATAGGATTCACGTTATTTCAGCTATAGGAACCCTGAAATTAACATATAGCTTTGCTAGAAAAATAGGGGCTTAGATACTATGTTTCATATTTTATTTTGAAAGGAGAGAATAATTGATAACTAATTTTAATTATTATGGGCAAGCAGATGATGTTACACTAATCTTGTGCAATCCGTCTGGCGATCAATTATTGGTTCTCGGCACTGTCTATGACAGGAAAGTTAGCTATAAATTTAATGCTTTATCGACATTGGAATTTATTGCCCCTTATATGATTAATGGTGTAGAAACTCCTTATTATTCTTTAATACAGCCTAAAAGGCTGGTGCTAATAGATGGTATCATGTGCTTTCTTATTACCGAAGTAACTGAAATAGGGGACGGCGTAAAAAAATATAAAGAAGTAAGATGCCAATCTTTAGAATCAATAATGAATTATAAAAAAATTACTTCTTTTGAAGGTACATATCAATTTTATGATGCGCTAGGAACATCAGAAAACCCAGGCTTATTAAATATTATTTTAGAATATCTTCCTGACTGGAGCATTGGAACAGTAGATACTTCATTGGCATTATTATATAGAACTTTTAATGTCGATGATACAACATTGTACGCTTTTTTATTAAATGATGTTACGGAAGCTTATCAATGTATATTTAAATTTGATACATTGAATAAAACGATATCGGCTTATACAGTAGAAAATGCAACGACTAATTCAGATATATTTATATCATATGATAATTTAATAAAAGAAGTAGAAGTAAAAGAAATTACCGACGAACTCATTACTAGCTTAACGGTAGTAGGCGGCGGTGATCTTTTCTATAAATTCTGTAAATCCTTAGGCACCAATACTATCTATGATTTCTCCTATTATGAAAATACAAGCTGGATGTCTGGATCTCTAATAACGGCATTAAACAATTGGGAAGCTTTAGTTGCCGCGAATCAAGCAAATTATGCTTCATATCTTACTAATTTGCAAGACTATAATGAAACGTTAATAACACAAAAGGCTGAATTAGTTGATTTGCAATCTGAATATAAATCTTTAGAAAACATAAAAATTGCAAGGATATCACAGGGTTTAGATATTAGCGATATTAATAATCAACTTTCGGCTAAACAGTTGGAAATAAATAATAAAACCTATGCTATAAGTTTGACAGAATCTCAAATTGCTGGGGTTACTGCTATTCTTAAAGACATAAATACTGCGTTAAGTTTTGATACTAATTTTTCAGAAGCGGCTAAGATTGAACTATCTCATTTTATGTTCGGTTCTACTTATACGAACGAAAACTTTATACAAACAGCTATTATGACTAATGCGGAAATTCAAGAGCAAGCACAAGGATTATATGATCAAGCTGTTGCAGTATTAGCAAAAATATCACAGCCCAGATATGAATTTACAATAAATTCTGTTAATTTCCTAGCTTTGCAAGAGTATCAAGTTTTCATAAATCAACTAGAATTAGGAACTATAGTTACTTTAGATTTAGGCGGCGGATCAAACATTTATGAAGAAGATTATATTTCTTCTTCTGGAAGCCACATTTATGTATACCCAGTACTATTAGAAATTCAGATAAACTACGACGATCCTTCTGATTTTAATATTACATTTTCTAATAGGCTAAGACTAGATAATAGTGGATTTCAGCTCAGTGATTTATTAAATAATAGTAATAATGCGGCAATTTCTACAAAATTCAATTCTGAACAATGGTCTAGCTGGACTAAAAATTATCAGGACGATGTTAGTCAATTTATAGAATCGAGCTTAGATGCGGCAAAGAATGCTGTTATAAGCGGAAGTTCCCAAAATGTATTAATAGATCAAACAGGCATTAGGGTTAGAAATTTAATAAGCGCTAGCACTATAAGTTCTCCCGCTGTTTATGATCCTAAGCAGTTATGGATGAACAATGGAATTATTTGCTTTACAAATAATAATTGGCAAACATCTAAACTGGCTTTAGGTGAAGTTACTGTCAATGGGACTAAATATTTTGGAGTAGTAGGGGATGCACTAGTAGGAAAAATGCTAATTGGCAATAACCTTTATATGACCAATGAAACTAATTCTTTCCTCTTTGATAGTAGCGGGGCTACATTAACAAATGCTACATTATCTTTAACAACATCTTCCGGAAATAATAAGATATTCTTAGATCCCAATAATGGCATAAAAATACAAAAAAATATAGGAGGAACATGGACTGATCAATTATCTCTAGATTCCTCCGGAAATATAACGTTGGTAGGGAAGATAACTGCAAGTTCAGGCCAAATTGGTGGATGGAATATTTTATCTGACAGATTACAAGATAATTTAGCTACGCCAAATTATATCAGGAGCGATGGCTATATTAGGCTTGGTTTATTGACTATTACTCCCACATCGGCAACTTTCGGCGGAACAATATATGCGGATAAAATTAATGGATATTTAACTAGTGATCAAATCAGTTCGTTAGTTGCCAGCAAAATATCTGGAGCTATCACGGATTCCCAAATTGCTCATGGCATAGGTGTATCAAAAATAGTTGATACGAACGGGAACAGTGTTTACGATGGAATTTTTAGGGCAACACAATATAATCAATTAACCGGAAGCATTGTTTATGTCGGAAGAACTGGTGATTATAAAATAAACGGAACTACTCTTTTTAGTACGCATGGGGGAATTGTAACATCTCCTACCGGAGCCGATATTTCTGTAACAATGCCAAACCCATATAGTGGCGATTTTGCATTTACTGGGATATTACAGGCTACGCAACTTAGGAATTATAGTGATAGTGCGCAAAATATATCATGGGATGATAGCTCGCTTAGGATAAATTCTAATACGGATATAAAGTTAAATACATATAGTGGGCAATCAGTTATAACCGCTTATGATTTTAAAGTTGGAACTAATGGCACTAATAAATTGACTTGCGGGGCAATAACCGCTAATGGAAGTGCATATATAAATGGCACATTACAAGTAACTGACAGGGTTTATTCCAATATAACCTCTTCGGGTACATCTTCTTTTCAAAGAATAGATATAAATAATTCAGTATATACAGGTGGAAGCGCAGGATTAACAGGTATTTTTACTTTGGCAACTC